AAAAATCTCAACAGGAGGATCAGCTACTGCCGCTGAACGCTTGGCAGCAAATCCCCTGCGTTTCGCAGCACGCTTTCCCTTCATAGAATTACTAAATAATTCAGATACTAGTCTAATCCCTCATCCTGTGATTCATTTTCAACTGACTTACTTTCTTTTTTTGATGGAAACAAGGAAGGTTGAAAATGTCCTTGATATGTAACTTGACCTGGATCAGTATCTAAAACTAATCCCATCTTCTTCGTTGATTTAACTTCTTTCTCTCTCTGCCGCATCTGTTCATCAAAATCACCACCATGTAAGGCAACAACCTGAGAAAGAGTCATTACACCACTACGTACTAAAGACTTATAAGCTTCTGCCTCTTTTTGAGGGTCAACAAATTGAGCCGCTGGTGGCAACCATTTACATTCCTGATATCTTTCAGGATCAATATCATATCCAGGCAAATCCAAAACACCTGACATGACAGCCATCTCAAGCCAATGGTTATAAACCTCTTGGCATAATGCTTCGATCATGTATTGCTGCAAGGTCCGATAATGTGCTCTTGTTTCAATTAACTCGAGACGTGAAGAGCTGTAATTCGATTGCGAAAAATCAGCACTAACTTGCGTGTAGGAACAGCCGACTCCAGCGGCCACGGCCCTTAACATCTGCTGAACGAAAGGACTAAATCCATCATCAGGACGATTAGGAGAGAAAAATTGCATCTCCTCTCCAGGAGCCAAACGACGAATCGAACCAGGAGCGAAATCTAAAACTGATTCTTGGTCATAATTACCATCATCAAAAAGATCCTGATCTGGTGTTTTTACAAAAGCCATCATCGAAGCTGTTGCCCTCGCTGCAACGATTTCAGATTCTTCAAATCCACTCAAATTCCGTAAACGCATAATTGCCGTAGCAAAAGCGCTCATTCCTCTTGTTTGTCCAGGACGTTCAATTAAATAAAGATGTAATACATCCTCCGCTGGAATACGAATACGTCTCTTCTTAACAGAACTATCTGCGTAAGAGAATTGATAATCACCTGGATGATAATCAAGGAAATGATAGGCAACTGGTCGATCCCATTTATCTGTCTCAACACCCATTCGGACACGATTCCCGTTCTTTTCGATTCCGCTGAAATCATCATCCAACATGTCTGATTCAAGAATCTCAAGACCAAACGGAACCCGACTATTCCCAAAAGGATTACGGATAAAACGAATAAAACATTCTCCCGACTCAAGAGTTGAAGTAATCGCTAAACGCTGAATATCAGGCCAAGATAATTTTCCGCCGGCATGGCAATTATTTGCTTTGCCCCAATATTTCCATTCCTTCTCGATCTTTTCATTGAGATCTGTAGCAAGACGATCGCCACGCTTCATGCGTATTTGCGATTGCATCTTGATGCCTGTTCCTACAACATTATTCCTAACTGCCCTTAAAGCAGACTTTGCAAAATCACTATCTCGTACTAATTGCCGAGCACGATTCCTAACAGATTTAATACTGCCCTTAACTTCACTATCAGCAGACGTCGATTGGCTAACCCAATCAGAAGTTAAACGATTATTCTGTGCTGCCGCATAAGCACGTTTTAAATGCGCGTTACGTGTTTTAGCTTGAACTAACTCTTCTTTTAGCTCATTTACACGACCGAAACCAAAAATAGCCATTAGGAGACGAACCTCACTTTTGCAAGACCTGGATTACCTAAACCTTGACGCATTTTCTCTTTTCGGCCCTCCATATCAATTTCATTATTTAATTCATTCTTTAATTGAATTAATTCAGACATTTTGTACCTTCTTAAGCTCCTCCCTCCTATTTGATATTCCTGAACCATTCCACCTTCTGCCAAGGTGCGAATAGCAGTTTCGACATACTCTAAATCAATTTGAGCACGAGATCTAGTCTCAAAAGATGTTGCAGTGCCTGAATAAAGAGCTGTTGCCCTAAGAGTAAAAGACCCTCTCCCTCCCGTATAAGTTCCTTCACTTCCATCAGTTTTCGTTGCGACAGCTTCCCAGTCCCATTCACCAGGAGTAAATCCATCTGTTGTTGCAGCTGGAACCGTTACACGCCAACCCGTACCTTCTGCCGCTGCTGTAATTATTGTTCCTTCCGAAGCTCGAGTTCTTGCATACCACTTCAAAGTAAAAGCAGTACTTGAAACCGTAATGTCCGGATGAACAGTCCAAGATCCAATGTCAAAGGCAACAGTATTACCTTTATAAATTAAATCTGGGACAAGAATCGTTGGAAGAGTCACCAGCTAGTTACGAATGAAGAATTAGGCCGTTGCATTCTGCGTTGCGGAGGTCTATATGGAGATTCTATCGGCTTATCTTCTTTTAAATCCGCTTTTTGCGTAACTTTCCCAAGTTTTCTCTCAAATTGCTCAAAAATCGTATTGCGGTTATATCTCATATATAAATTGTGTAAGGCTGCATAAGAATAGACAAAACAATCAAGCGCTTCATTTCGATCACTTGCTCTTTTTTTCCACTCTCGAATCGCAAAACCCTTTACATATCTAATAACTTGCCTCTCAGAGGTTAATTGCTTGAAATATTCAACACCAGCCTCAGCATGAAAATGAATATATCCAGGACCAGGTTCGTTATGTTTTAAACGCCCAAAAATCGTACTTTTAATCGTATCGCTACCTACAGGAAAAACCTCAGCCGAATTTTTCAAGACTTGCCCCTTATAATTGATATCAACCTTTGAAGGCTTTCCAATAGGCGGCTTGTTTCGAATCGACTGCCCCTTCAAAGCAAAAACACCTTTTCCTTTTCGACTCCTGGCATACGTATAAACCTCACTGGTGTAATGCCCTCCTGAGTCAATTCCAATAGCAGAAACTGGAACTTCTACTCCACTGGCATGTGGATAACTTCTAAGAACAACATCATCCACTTGAGCCCAAAGTTTTAAGCCTGCAGGATCTCCATAAATTTCTGTATGACTAATCAACCAACATTCTTCTCCACTTCCCCACGCGTAAAGACTGATAGCGACTCGGTTGTCCTGAACGTCAACACCAGCCGTGACGATAGTCGCCCCATCAGGTATCTCTCCCGCAGGGTAAAACTCGGCCCGTTCGGAGAGAGATTCGGCACCGATCTTCGCCCCAATTTCCTCCTCCCAAGTTTCCCCCAAGATAGTGTTGACGAATGTCTTAAGAAGAGGCGCATCATTCTTCGCTCTCAAAAACTCGGTTACGATCTCCTCCCAAGATTTCCATCCCAAAGGGCTATAGAGGGATGAAAGATGAAAAGAAACCGTCCGAGGATCAGTAGAAGTGGAAGTAGCTCTCCACTCTCCACGGCGAAGCATTTCGCTCTTGTAATACTCTGGTATATACGTCCCGCAACTCTCGCAGACATACGCAGCACTCTTTGGCTCTCCGTCACGCCACTTCAAATTGCTCCATTCAAGCGTTTGAAAATGATCGCAATGTGGGCAAGGGACAAAATAACGGCGTTGATCGCCAGCCTCATATTCCGTTTCAATTCGACTTGCTTCTTTAACCGTAGGAGTCGACGTAAGAATGATTTTCCGTCTGGAAAACGTTGATGCTCTTCGTTCAGCCAATGAACAAGGATCTCCCTCCCCATCAGCATCTTGAGGGAAAGCGTCTACTTCATCTAATAAAACCCAACGACAAGGCGCTGACCTTAAACCCGTAGCTGAATTTGCTCCCGTTAAAAGAAGAATCCCTCCAGGGAAAGTTTTACTAAACATGGTGTTGTCACCATCCCTAGAACGTGGAGGCGCAACTTTTCCCTTCAAACAAGGAGTCTCATGAATTAATGAATCAAGTCTTTGTTTACTTAAACGTTTACACATCTCAATTGTTGGCTGGACAAAAAGAGCAGGTCCAGGCGCATGAGAGATCAGATAGCCAACAACGTTATTAATTGCTTCCGTTTTACCTAACTGCGCTCCTGCCATAAATACAACTTTTTGAATCGTATTATTTGCACTCATAGAATCCATAATCTCCTTGAGATATGGAGTTCGACTCGTTCTCCAAGGGCCTGGCTCTGCTGAAGCACGATTGGATAAAAGCCTATGTTCGTCTGACCATTCACTAACTGTTAAATCAGGATCAGGCTTTAATCCACTAAAGAAAGATTTTTTATAAATCTCAATACCACTAAGCATCAGTCAATACCTCTAATGCTTTTCTGACTTCTGTTGTCAGGATTTGATGGATGACAACCGGATCGGTTTCAGCAGCGAATTGATTACTGAGGCGATCAGGAAGGTTCCCCAAAGAATCCCTAACGGCCCTAGCAACAGTAAAAGCTTCACGCTCAACCAAATCGGCCTCAATAAGTTTTTCTTCTCTGACTCCGAGCTCGAGCCGTGCCAATTCAGCTCTGAAATATTCAGACTTTGCTTTGCTCTCATTGAAACTCGGGATTTGGATATCATCCTTTTTGCTGACCTTTTTAAGAACAGGAAAAGGGTTGTTCTCCATGTAAGCCTTTAATGCCTTTTCCTTCTCCCATATCACCCGATTTCGACTAACAGTGAAACAACCGTCAAAAATACCCGTCGATTTGAGCTGACTAATTCGACTTACCGTCAATCCCAGCTCTTTAGCAAGATCTTGTGAGGAACAACTCGCCATAAAAGAAATTTAATTAATTTAACGCTACTTAAGCGAATTAATAGTGATTATGGTATTCCCTTGGTATAATAGACGGTTACGCTTTTTTTCTGTCATTTTGAGAATCATTTGCATGGGCTTGTTGAGAGTCCTGTGCCCCTGGCGCTAAAAAAATGATGGGGTCCGAAATTACC